TCAGCAGTCTCAACAATTTCTTCATCACCTTCAACAGGCATCACTTCACTTGTACTGCCACTCATTAAAACATTATTAACTTGTTCTTCACTAACTCCAACTAAAGTTGAAATTGTAGAGGCATCAACTCCTGTTGCTGCCATCGATTCTATTTGTGAAATAATTTCGGGAGATAAATCTCCGTCTTCTAATTTTTTTCTAAACATAGAAGCAACACCACCTTGATTATATTCTTTAGCCCATTTTTTTGCTATCTCGGGTTCGTTAGCAAACATAAATTTTCTTTGTTTTTCAGATTTAAATGGCATTAGCACTTCCACTTTCTTAAAGCTTTATTTATTCTTGAATCTGGATCATTAGCTGTTTTAGCTGACGTTAATTTTTTTTTCATACCTTTCATTCTAGCACAAAAAGATTTTTTTCTAGATCCACCTTCTGGTTGAGGTGCCTTTAGATTTCCACCCGTAGCTTTGTTGTAAGATGCACGGCCTTTAGCATTTAATCCACCCGACTCTGATTTACCTTCTTTTCGAGTCCAAGCTGGACTTCCTCCTCTTTTAAAAGAGGAACGAACGGCTCCCATTCCAAGAGTAGTTATCATTATACTTTAGCCTTATTTTTTTTACTATTTGGAAACCCTGCTTTCATATTTGCATAAGCTTTAGGTGTAATAGTACTTTTACTTTTTGGTTTTGATGTACCTGCTTTTTTCTTAGCATTAATGTTTGCGTATAGTCCTTGTCTTGCCATAATTAACTCCTAGGTCGTTTTAAGATTCTTACATCTTGTTGTTTCATTCGATCATTTTTTATTTTAACTCTATTAGACATTTTTTGTTTTTCAAGAGAAGTTGTTGCTCTTAAAACAGCAAGATCTTCTTGTTGTTCCATTTTATCTTCTTGAAGATTTTGATTCATCAAACTTTTCATTTTATCTAGGTTCAATCTGTTGTCATCTTCTTTTTGTCTTCTCATATTTTCTTGTGCTTTAAGATCAAGCTCTCTAGCTCTTAGTTTAACTAATGGATCATTGCCAAAATCACCCATTGCTTCTTTTTGCTCTTTAATAAAGTCTTCTGTCATCTCTGCAATCAAAACAGCCTTACGAGATTCAATTTCAATTTGTAATTGTTGTTGTTGTGCCTGCATTTGTTGTTGCATTTGTGGATTAGACTGCATTTGTTGCTGCATTTGTGGATCTTGTTGCATTTGTTGTTGAATTTGTTGTACTTGTGCAATTTTATCTTTAAATTCTAGTTGAACTTGCTCATCTGCCATTAAATTTATGTGTTCAAAGATGTTTTTTTCCAATGAAGTCATAACTAAAGGGTTATTTTGTGCCATCGAACTACTCATAAACGATAAATGCGCCGAAATGTGTGCTTGATGGTCTTGACCTGTAAAAGCTTGAAAAGGTTTGCCAGCTAAAGCATCAATATGTTCTAAAGCTTGGTTTTTTGGAGCTGGTTGTTCTGGTGGTGGCAAAATAGTGTCAATATTTTTTACACCAATGGCTACATACATATCTCTATATGCTTCATACAAGTTATGTAGTTGTGGATTAGATTGTGCCAATTGTAATTCTGTTTGTGCAATAGATACTCTTTGAGTTGAAGAAAATATATTAGGATCTGCAACAGGTAAGATGTCTATTTTATCATCAAAGTCAGTTTGTTTGACTTGATTGTTACCACCTACTACATCGTAAGGGTATACTGGAGGAAGATAAGTTCCAAACACATTCGACAATAAACTAAATTCATTTTTCATCGATGCATAGAGTCTTTTGTGGATCGCTGACATCACTCTTGAACCTCGTTCTAATAGAGCTACAGTTGTACCAACAGCCGCTTGTTGGTTCCCATCACCAACCTGCATGTCAGCAATTGATGCGAATCTCTGTCCTGCTGAAACACAAATACCCATCAACTGTAATAAAGTTTGTGAAGGTTCTTTGTAAGGCAGCATCATGAAAGCATCTTTGATATTTCCACCAGGTGCATCTACATCTCTAAACTCACCAGGTTGAATAGATTGAGCGTCGTTGTTTACACGAATCCCTCTCTGTTTAAATCCTGCAGGTAAATTTGATAATGTCCCTGCATCAATTAATTGTCTAAGCGCTGACGTGGCTGCTCTTGTCAAACCACCAATCATATGAATTAATCCAAAACCATAAAAACCTAAACCCGGCAAAAATTTAAAATGCACAAAGTATTGAGTTTTCTTTTTCTTGGGATCATCCACTTTATAGTTTCTTCTTATAGATAAAACTTGTCTAGAAGAAGTATCTATTGTTACAATGTAAGGAAGTTTAATACCCGTTGGCATACCGTCCTCACCTCTGTCTTCAAAACCTTCAAGATCTAAATCAACATGGCATTCAATCAATGTAAACATTGAATCGTTTTTTTGATAACCTGTTGCTCTAATTCCCTCTAGTTCTCTCTCTTTTTTCTTAATTTCAGATTCTTCCGAAGAAGGCGCATGAAGTTCTATATCTCTATAAAAACCTCCAACTTGTTGTTTACGCAAATCGTTTTCTGAAATCTTTAATACATGACAAATAGCTTCTGCATCTTCTAGTGAAGTTGCTGAATAAGGAACCACTAAATCATCCGCAGGGATAAATTTAGATACGGCTCTTCCTAATAGATCGTCATAATAAACTTTTTTAAATGTTGAACCTGCTAATGGCAGATAAAATAACATAGAGTCAAATTCTGGTTCATACTCTTTCATAACATTCATAATTTCATAGTTCATGAAGTTAGTGACCCTAGTTGCTTGATCCTCCTTTTCAGGAGTAGGCTTTCCTAGTATCTGAGTTCTAATTGGGCCATCTGCTGGTAATAATTCTTTGTATGCTTGTGCTTGAAACTGTGTAACAGCTTCAGCTAATACTGGATGCGTTGCACCACTCGCTCCTTGGAAAGGTTGTGTACGTTGTTCAAATTGAAATCCTAATAAATCTAAACCTTTAGTATAAGATCTTTCCCACTCTCTACGAGATTCTTTGTAATCAGTAAAATTGCCATGTAATTCAGATCCTAGAGGAGTTAAAATAGAGTCTGGTAAAAGGACAGCTAAGTTTGAATAATGCTGGTCGCCTGCTTCTGGAGCCTCAGCGCCAGGTTCAAAATTAATATCAACCGAACCATCTTCGTTTTCTATAATCTCAGAATTTTCAGAACTAGGTATTGATTCTTGAATTTTAGTTTGAACTTCAATCTGCTCTTCGTCCGAAGGTACAGTCACACTATTTCTTACATTAGGTAATGATTTATCTACGTCTGCCATTTATTTTCTCCAATTTATCTTGTTTATATTGTTTATCTTCTTTAATCAAGCCTCTAGGGTCCGGGCCCCTTAATGGAGGAATCTGTTTCCATTTAACATGTTTCATGTTTTTAACGAGAGTTGGGTTTTTCATTAATAATACTCTTTTATGACAAGTTCTTTTTTAGGATCTTTATAATCTTCTGGATGGTTCAAAAATCCTCCTTGTCTAAATCTTAATACGGCTTGTGTAGTACTGTCTACTAAATCGTCATTATCTCCAAAAGGAAATGATGCACATTCTTCTATAACATCCTGAGCAAATTGTAAATGAGTGGGAGCCCAAATTTGACCACTTTCAAATAGAGGAGCACATGCATTAACTCTAGAGTGTTTATCGTTTCCACGTGAGGGTGTGAAATTCACTACAGGAATTCCCATATTACGAAGTTCGTGGGTTAAAGGGAGTCCAGCAGCTTTTGCCTCAATTAGAACAGTTTCTGGTTCCCAGTACTTATATAACTTTAGAGCTTCACGTCTAAGTTCTGGAAATTCAAATCTTTCTTTGACTGCATCTAATAAGATCATTTGTGGAGGACTATCCTCATTCTTACGAAAAATACCCCAAGTTGTTATTGCACTAAAATCGGCAGTCTCTTTTTTAAGAAAGGCAGTATCATAAGATTGTATAACATGCTCACAACGAGGAATGCCTTGATCTTCTGGCCACTTCTTCCACCAGTCTCTTTTAATTAAAGCACCTTCTTCTGAAGTAGGGTTTTGCATATACTGTGCATTCCATTTTGGAAGTGCAACTGATGCTTTAACATTTAATAATTGTTCTATTTCCCAGTACTCTGGCCACACTGGTTTACCAGATGGTAGGATTGCTGGAAACTCAACCAGTTCCCATTGGTCTGCTTTAGGGTCTGCAGCTTGTGCCGCTTGCAGCATTCCTGTTAAATCTTTTGTATTCCATCTTGTCATTACCAATACAATTACTCCACCCGGTTGAAGTCTTTGTCTAGGTCCTGATGTGTACCATTCATAAGCACGCTCTAATGATTTGACATTCATGGCATCTTGCTCTGAGTGTGGATCATCTATAATAAGTAAATCTGCACCACGACCTGTAACTGCTCCCTCGACACCAACTGCAAAATATTCTCCACCTTGTGCTGTTTGCCAGCGACCGGCGGCTTTACTATCTTCTTGGAGTCTAGTTGGAAATACATCTTTGTATTCTTCACTGTCCATTAAGTGTTTGGCTTTACGTCCAAAACGTACAGCAAGTTCAGCTGTGTGAGTTGCTTGAATTATTTTTAATTTTGGACTGTTACCAATCATCCATGCAGGTAATAAGAAAGATGCAAACTCAGACTTTGTATGTCTGGGTGGCATGTTAACAATTAGTCGGGTAGTTTTTCCAGATTTTAAATTATTAAATTTTTCTGAAATAATTTTATGATGGTCGCCCTCTATAAAGTCTGGCCACATGTGTTTTACAAAATGCATGAAATCACTCTTAATTAAAGAATGTTTTTGTTTAACGTCTTTTTGTACTAAATATTTTTTTAATTGTCGCCTAGTCTCAGGAGGTAATTCGGAAATGTTTAAATTTTTTATAATATTTTTTATATCAGGCATAAGTTAACTTATGGGTATCAAAACGTTTTTACTCTGATTAAACGTCTAAATCAACATAATATATACATATATTAAGTTA